AATGAAAACTTCCAACACTGACCTCCTCAAGGAACTCGAGGGAAAATTAGAGCGGGCGGGCTTCTCCCTGACCACTTATTCCCCGGGAGACGGGGCCACGAGATACCGCATTTCCCCAGGGGGCCTGGGCTACTTTGAACACGCTGGATTAAGCAGTGCGCTAGGCTTGGCCGAGGCCGTTATAATGCTCCAAGCCTTCCTAATAGGCTACCTCTGGGGATACAAGGAGACTCTCTAATGAGTACCTCAGACTACACCCGGGAGAAACTACACGCCCTCGAACTTCTTTTGAAGGTGGAGGGCTTTTCCCTGACGCGCGATATCGGCACCATAGGCAACTTCCCTGCGGAAGTGGCTTATCGCATATCCCCCGGGGGTATGGGCTATCATGACCACAAGGGCATCGTAAACGCGCGAGGAGACGCCGAAGCAGTGGCGGCCATTGAAGCCTTCCTAATAGGCTACCTCGGCCAGCAAGCCCTGCTAGAGGCAAGGTTTCCCCATCGGTCAGGGGAGCCTGGCCCCTGGGATTAGAGGCGACCCCTCGAGACTGGCCCGCCCCGGCTCACGCTGGCGCGGGCCTTTTCTTTTTACTAGAGAGGGCGACCCTCTAGGGCCTTCCTTCCCCTCTAACGCGCTCTCTCCCCTCCCCCCCGAGGTATATACCCCCGAGGGCGATAGGCTCCCCTGCCCCCCTTACTGGCCCGCTGGGGCGACCCCTCGAGAATAGCCCCAGGTCCCCGCGCTCCAGGGCCCGAGGCCAAGCCTGCCCAGCCCGGAGGCCAAGCCCAGCAAGCCCGGAGGATAGAGGGAGACGCTCTCCCACACTCGCGACCCTTCCCCCTTCTCTCCGCCTTTCCAACTTCCTAAAATGCAATTTCCTAGAATCCCCTCCCTCTAAAAAGCAACTTCCTAGCGCGTTAAATGCAACTTCCTAGAAAGCAATTTCCTAAAATCAACCCACAATCCCAAAAGCAACTTCCTAGCAATCCATTCACGCACGGCGAAACTGCCTTTGCGTAACCCCCTCGGTGACAGACATCCAATTTTTGAAACCGGCCTTTATGGTGTTTTTTCCTTGACATTGGTGGTTGCATCCTTTCTCCTTCTCATTGAAAGCGTCCGAAGGACGGCACACGAAGTGTTGGTGGCAGTTCTGAATCTTTGTCGTCACCGAGATATCTCTGCCAGAGCATTGCTTAATACTGGCATATAGTCTAGCCTTCCATATCCGTGGCATGAAGTCAAGAAGTTTTAAGTAGTGTCCTTATAGTGGTTTGTGTAGATTGTAGGTAAAAGGTTGTTGAGTGATGTTGCCTGATTTGCTTAAATGTCTGGATGGTTGCTACTGGCGCGTTTGGTTCACATTGTTCCGTTCATGTTGTGAAGGGGCGTCATGGTCGTATGCGTTATGGAGGAGTTGTGGCGACGGCCAACTGGGAGCGGTTTTGTGGTTTAGTTGGTCGTGGTTTGAGGGATAAGCCGTTGGAGTGGAGGCTGGAGAGTTGCCGTGGATTGCGTGGTTTGAGTGAGTTGATGGATGACCGCCACAGTTTGACGATATATGGGCCATTTGGGACGAATGAGAAGCATCTTCATTTGGTGGCTGGTATTTTGGCGAGTCGGGGTTGTGCTGTGGATGATGGCGTGTGTGACTTGGAGGATTTGAAGGCTAAGGCTGAGGCGGGTCGAATCCGTGATGAGGGTTTGCGCTGGGTTCGTTGCGGGAAGCCTTTTCAGCCGGATGTGATTGTGGTCGGGAAAAGGACGAATTCCGGGATATTTCCGGGGATGCCCTTGACCCCGGACTGGAGGCGTTTTTACAGGGCGAGTGAGAGGGCTTTTTTGTATCCCGACACGATGGCTGTGGTTCCGAAGGATATGTATAGAGAGTCTGGTCAGGACAAGGCGACGGGTTTGCTGAGTTGCCTGGAGTTAGGGAGGATTGAGCCACTTGGAGGCGTTTTGGCTCATGGGTTCTGGGCGGAGAAGCGGTTGAGGGAAATTGGGGTTGCCCACACCCGACTGAAGGTCGATGACGAGGATTACATGGTTGGACAGATTCTGGATGCGAGGCGGGATTTGCCACCGCAATTTTGATTTTGGAATTTGATTTGCGAAAAAGGATTTGCGATTTGAGATTTGAGTTCTAAAATTCGATTCTGATGCCGGAGAACGAAATGCCAGAAATCCACGCCGAGGAGGTGAGTGTTGAGCCATCTGAGATGGAGAACACCGCCGAGGTGCTTATGGGGCGGATGCTGACGACAGGCGCGATTATTACCTTGATGCGGAAACAGCACGGGGTAAATGCCGACAAAGCGAAGGCGATTATGCGTCGCGTCCGAGAGCGATGGTCTGAGGAGGAGCCTACGGAGAAGCGTCGTGAACGTCGAAGTCAGTTGAGGGCCGCTGGCGAAGAACTGTATCGGGTTGGGATGACGAGGGACGAGCCGGGGCTGTGCCTGAAAAGCCTTGAGTTTTTGGCTAAACTAGACGGGCTTTCTGGAGACTTGACTACGGGACTTAACAAAAAGGAACTGGCAATCGACGGTGAAGCAAATGAATTACGGATTCGGTTGGAAGCATGGCTTGAGAATCTGCCGATGGATAAGAGGCAGGAGGTTATCAAGCAACTTCACGAGGCTGAGTCTGCTGTGCGGGGGGCTACTTCGGCTTTCCTGCTTCAACAGGACATAGAAAACGAGGAAAAACATGAACAAGCAACAAAAAGTAATGAGTGTGATGCGGAACTTCCAGAGAGTTCTGGCTGATACTGGCTCAATGGGTGAAGCGACCGCCACGATTGACGGGATGAAAATTACCCTGAATCAAGACGGCATCGGGATTTTCCCGACAGCGAAGCCCGCAAAAAAAGCGACCAAGAAGGCTCCTAAGAAAAAGGCTGACGAGTGATTCAGGCTTTTCTTAACGTCTTTTCCCTCATCCTTGTGGTGGCGGGGTCGTATATGGCCTTTGTGATTTGGCGCAACTGGGAAACGCTAAGGGAAATCAACAAGGATGATTCTTAGAAAAACAGAGGACGGCAAGAATGGAAAGTCTTTGATTTTCGACTTGCCGTGGCCTCCCTCTGTGAACTCTTACTACCGCGCAATCCCAAGGGGCAAGTTCGCTACGAATATCATTTCCAAGGATGGTAGAACGTATAAAGAAAAAAAGATTCCAGAGGCGATGAAGAAAGGCAATCCAAAGCCAGAGGGATGGGAGGGCCGCATAAGGATGACCGTGATTGCGTTTCCGCCGGACAAAAGGCGAAGAGATTTAGACAACATACAAAAGCCTTTATGGGACGCGCTTGAGGAAGTGGGTGTTTATAAAGATGACGCTCAGATTGACGACTACCAAGTTTTACGAGGCGAGATTGTAAAAGGGGGGCGAGTGATGGTGGAGGTTGAGGAAGTCCAAGATTATTCTGTAATTGTGCTGGAGGACGTTATTTCCGCGTTATCCTCAAAGTAGGAGGATGGCAGACGACAAGCGAGCCGTAATAATGACCTGCGTTTTTTGTAACGGGGGTGGTCGAATACGGGACTGGGTTAATTATCCCAAGACAAAGGTTTGTCCAGAGTGCGAGGGAGAGGGGAGCATCGTTCTTGGGAACGACCCCGGTTTAATCCAACGCGCCAAGGCATCACTCCGCAAACGAAAAAAATACCGTTACGGGGGAGAATGGGAATGGGACGAGTGAAAAGAAAGGCTCAGGATGTTCTGGGCGCGATTCTTGAGGAGGATATTCCGCACATCATGACCAATGTTGTGTTTGGAACGGGCGACGAGATGGTTCGCGTTTTTGTAGAACTGCCGGAGAGTAAATCTTGGCACATGGTTGTCGAGATGGATGAGGATGCGGTGCTTGGGGCCAACTGGGGGTGTTGGCGTTTCCGCACGGCTTTCATTGTGGGGGTGAAACTGCGATACTTCACCGCGTGTAATGGCGATACTTGACTTAACCCAAAGCCTTCTTAAATACTCGCCCTCTACTTGGTCGCGTAAGCACCGGCTTATTAAGTCATCAAGTGGCAAGTTGGAGCAATACCGTTTCGACGGATATGAGTTCCTAAAAGAGATTCACGATAATCTGGAGCCAAGGCTTGTGGTCATGAAGGCGGCGCAGTTAGGTTTCACCGAGACGTTACTGAATCGTGTCTTACACCTCGTTGATACATGGGGGCTTGATGTCCTATACGTTCTCCCCGACCAAGGGGGAGCGGGTGACTTTTCGTCTGGGCGATTCAAGGTGGCGTTTGATGGAAGCCCACGGCTACAGGAACTTTTCAGCAACGTGGACAATGTTCACCATAAAAGAGCCGGAGCCGCAAACCTTTATATTCGTGGAAGCCACTCAAGGGCAGGACTTAAATCCATTCCCTGTGCCGGACTTTTCCTAGACGAGTTCGACGAAATGAATTCCGCCAATGTCCAGTTGGCGAGAGACAGGGTTAAGGGACAAGAGCGAAGTTGGGAGGTGATTATTTCCACGCCTTCCTTGCCGGGACACGGGATTGACGCGGAATACCAATTATCAGACAAGCGTGTCTATGAGGTTCCCTGCCCCCATTGTGGGGAGTTTACAGCCTTTGACTTCGACACGATTGAGCGTGGCAAAGACGAGAAGGTTTCTGTAGGCTGTCTTTCGTGTAAAGGTCGCATCCTCGGTGAGGAGAGGAAACCTCTGGTTGCTAATGGCCGATGGCGACCGACGCGGGAGGCGAGAACCCCCGGCTACTGGATTAGCGGCCTTTACTCACCCACCCAGAGTTGGGAGGAGATTCTTCACGAACACGAGAGGGCGAAGGCTCATGCCGACCCGCGAGTTCTGCGGGAGTGGATGAATGGAACACTTGGCGTCCCCTTTGTCGAAAAAGGCTACACACTCGACATTGACGTGGTTCGCTCCCACTCCGAGAGGGCTGGATTCAAGAGGGGGCAGGGTTCACCTTCGACGATGGTTGCGGGGGGCGTTGATGCCGGTGTTCGGGGTCATTATCTCTCTATTGTCTCCATTGAGGAGGATGGGAAAGAGAAGGTTCTGCACCAAGAGAAGGTTCAGTCGTTCCATGACGTCCACGCTGGATTGTCCAAGTTTGGCGCGACGGCGGTTGTGATTGACGCACAGCCCAACACGGAGGCAAGCCGTAAACTTCAGAAGATTCTCTGGGACAACGACATTTCCGCCTGGCTCTGTTATTACTCTAAAAACATGAAGGGGCGGGTCAAGTGGGACTATCACGCCGCAGATGGGCCACAGGTCATTGCCAACCGAACAGAGTGGGTTAGCGAAATGATGGGGAGAATTGCTACGGGACAGACTCTTATTCCCTATGATAGCCGTATGGAGTCCTTCGACCATCTAAGGGCTTTGCGGAGAGTTGTCGAAGCAAACAGAGATGGGAACTTGGAAACCAACTGGGAGAACGATGGCCCTGACCACTTCGCCCACTCAATTAACTACGCTCGGATTGCCTTAGAACAAGTCGAGCAAAGCACACAGGACATAGAAGATGACGAAGGTGGATACGCAGACGAGTTCGGCGACTGGTGGTAACGGGTCGCTCGGTGATGAATTTAGCAGGGATGACCGTCTCTACTCGGAGGGGATTATGGGTAGCGAAACCCTGAACGGGATTCACGCCCTTGACGTGAGGCTTGAGAAAGAGGTTTCCTTTATCAAGGAACGCGCGGGCTATACCTCTGGGGGAATCCCGACAAGTGGTGGGCGCATGGGGCAACTTGGAGCGGAGGACTTCGGCTGGAACCGCGTTGGGGGCGAGAGCAACTACGACGCATACACGAACCGCGTGTATATGAGTTCTTATCTTGCCCACAAGTTCCACAATGACCCGATTGCCCGAAACATCGTCGCCTCCTACACATTCTTCACCTTCGGGGGCGGCTTCCAGATTTCCTTTGAGGACGAGAACCGTCAAGCGGAGTTTGAGGGGTGGAGCGACGAGAGAGAGTTTGTGAACTTCCAGCGCAAGTTGCTCCAAGAGCAATTCTTGTTTGGCAACGCCCCCGTGGTGATGTATCCGCTAACTTGGGAGAACCCGCCGGAAAACATCGACGAGTTGCCGGGAATTATTCCAGAGGTTCGGCCTACAGAGGCACAAGAGTATCGCTATTTGCCGGATTCACGGCTAAAGAGGGTTCACCGCTCGGAGAGCGACTACGAGAAGGTTCTCGCGTATGAGTTTGACGGGATTGGACTTGTTGCTCCGTGTGATGTAGTTTCCTTCCAGGTAGACCCGATTGGCACAGGCTCCCGTGGTGCTTCGGTGCTTACGCCTGTCCTTGTGGACTTGGTTCAGATTCAAAAATTTGCCGAGGCNCGTTTCTACTTAAACTTGACCCGCTCCCGCTTGCCCGTGATTCGCAAGGTTCACAACTCAACNGCTGGCAAGAACGCGCTGACGAGTTTGCCACAGGCGGGGCGCGTCCTTCGGATTGGACACGGGGAGGACATCGTGTTTCCAAGTCTGAACGTGGACGGCTCAGGCGTTTATGACGATTACAGGATGCTTATGCTCCGAATTGCGTCAGGCGTATCCTTGCCGGAGTATCTGGTGGGACAAGACGCCTCAAATGGCAACTACGCCTCCGCTCTAGTTGCCGAGTCACCGGCACATAATCTCTTCCGCTCTTTCCAGCGGGTGTTCAGCCGTCGCTTNAAGCGGTTGCTTACGGAATTGGGATGGGCAGACGCGACGATTGAACCGCCTTCCGTGGTTCCGCGTAACATGAAGAATGAGGCGTTGGCAATGAAGATTGCCTTGGACGCCCGGTTGGTTTCCCGTCAGACCGCTTCCGAGAAGTTAGGTTTTGACTGGCAAACCGAGATGACGCGCTTTGATGCCAACATTCCGGGGGAACTGTTCCCTGACATCCCGGCCAACGGGGACTTGCTTGACGAGCCTGACTCTGACGGCGACGACACTCTGGACTTAGCACCCAGTCAGCAATGATTCCACGGCGGAATCCTCCTTGGGGGATGCTGGGGCCAACCCCTCCCCCCGTAAGGCTCGGTATCCCTTGGAACGAGTGGGCGATGGATTTACGCCTCTGGCGAGTCATGGAACTCATCAAGTATGAGCAGGGCGTGTCCGAGAAATTGGAGAAGATTTACGCCGAAACAGCAAACCGGGTGGCGTCAGAGATTGTCGGGCGGGGCGAGGTTCTTACAGCATTGGATGAGGGTGTGCTTGCTGAAGCCGTGGCTAGTGCCGTTCTGGTTGCCTATTCACGTTCTATCTCAACATTAGAACCAGCCCTCGTGGACACGCTTGGGCATGAAATGGAAACGGCAACGGAATACCGCGATGCGTGGGGAGCCTATCAGACTGGTGGCATTGGCTCGGTTCCAGGGGTTTCAATGGTTGGAGCGTCCGTAATGAATGACTTTGTTTTAGCCTCGGCTGTCGGCTGGGTGTTTAGCGGGTTGTTTAATGGGTTGCTACTTGACGGGCCAAGGGCTTCTGTCTTAAGCCAAATCTCCCGCGCACGGGCTATGGGACAGAGCGTTTTCGACCTGTCAAAGACGGTTCATCGCACAATCTCCTCCACGGGCCATGTTGCCAAAACGATTGGAAGGACTGCCATTCATCGAGTGAGTGGACGATACAACACGCTTTTCCATTCCCGCAACAGGGGCTTGATTAGTAAGCAGAAATACACGGCGGTTTTCGACGGACGGACTTGCCAGATATGCGGAGGCTACGATGGCTCTGTATTTAAGACGGGGACTGGCCCCACAATTCCCGTTCACGAAAACTGTCGTTGCCAATATGTCCCGATATGGGAAAAAGCAAGCGACCCTAATGTTGCTCTTTCGGTTGATGGTTCAGAACCTCCACGGACGACCTATCATGAGTGGTTGTCGAGAAAAGAAAAGCAGATGCCGGGGTTCGCTCGNGATATTCTTGGCGCGACCCGATATAACGCCTGGAGGGGAGGAACACTTAGCCTTTCNGACCTNACTCGCGGGGGAAAAATCAGAACACTTAACCAATTAGGTCTTGAAAAAGTCCGATAAAGAGGATATGGAGAACGATAAGCATGACTAAGAACGCAGAACGCTTCTATGAGGTCGAGGCACTTTACAGGCAGGGGGAGGCTAAATTCCGTGAAAATTCGGATAGCGGTTCCGTGTCTTTTTTGAATGTCGCGGTTCTCGGATTACAGAGCCAAAACGTAGGCTCAAATGGCAAGCCCCGCAAATATGCGGAGGACGCCGTGCGCGGTGCTATTGGCAAATACGAGGGAACTCGTGTTTACCTTGACCACAACACGGGATGGGCTGGCCCCAGCGTAGACCGCTTGGCGGGCAAACTAGAGGGGGTTTACTGGGACGAGGGTTCCAAGAAACTTCGGGCGTCTGAACTCGTAATTCACGACACAGACAAGACTGCCCACGCCCTCAAACTCTTAATGGCGCAACCTGAGCATATCGGGATGAGCCACGACATTTCGGGTAAGGAAAACCGCAAGGAAGGGGTTATCACCGAAATCAGTCAGGTTCACAGCGTAGATGTGGTTTCGGCCCCTGCTACGAATGTGGGCCTTTACGAATCCACAAGCCTTGAATTTGGCGCGTGGACTTACTCAGAAACCACTTCCGAAGTAAACATGACCAACGAAAATACCGAAGTTCAAGATTCCGTAAAGGAAGAACTTGACTCTCTTCGGAATGAACTGGAAGCGGAGCAAGCCAAGGTGAGCGAGAGCGACGCCAAGGTTGAAGCCGCAGAAGGGAAAGTCCGTGAACTAGAAAGCGAACTCGCAATCGAGAAGGCTCTGGCAACCGCCGACCTACCCGAAGCCGCCCAATCTAAACTCCGTGAGGCTCTTGCTGGCAAGACCCCCGAAGAGGTAGATGGTGCTGTNAAAGCCGAGATTGCCTACCTTGAAGAACTTGGCCTTGATAAGCCAGACGCGAACGTAAAAGCCGCGCCTGACTCCGAGGACAATGACGACAACAACCAAACCGCCGAAGTATTAGAGAACGTCCAGAAGGACATTCTTGCTTCTCTCGGCCTTACCAATTAGCCACCAATCATAGGAGATAAAAATGGCTGTATGGATACCATATAAGAATGTTGGCGAGCCAATTGTAATTGAGGCAATAGAAACCTTGGTTGCTGGCGACCCGGTGAAACGAGATACCAATGGGGTATCGAAAACAGGCGACGCACAGCAAGTTCTTGGCGTTTGCGCCACAGACATCGCAAGCGGTGAAACTGGAACTGTCTGGACTAAAGGCATTTTCAAAGTAACGGCTGGCGGGGACGACCTGGAAATGGGGCAACTCGTTGCCGCTGGAGCCGCTGGTGTCGTGGACGATGGCGGTGGTAGCGACTCAGCGGTTGGCGTTGTCGTAGAGGCTGACGCGGCCTCTGGCACTACCGTTAAAGTTCTTCTTTACTCTGACTCCGCTCTTACCACTTAGGAAAGGGGATAAAACATGAAAAATTTAACAAATCATTTGGCTGAGTTTAAGGAAGGCTCCGACCGCGACCGCGCACGTCGTCAGGCTATGGATATGCCTGTCGCCGACTTCAAGGAAGCATTTGGCAAGGACGACTTTGACTCTTTAATGCTCGACGTTTCGCACCTGCGAATCGCAAAGGGCTACAACTCTGTCCAGACTTGCTGGCGAGACATCTCTACAACCACTTCGGCCTCGGACTTCAAAACCCGTTACATTGCCGCCGGTGGTAGTTTTGGTGACTTCGCGGAGGTCAAGGAACTGGATTCCTACCCATTGGACAACATCACGGACGAGCAAGCATCATACACCGTAGCAAAATACGGAAAGATGTTTGGTGTCTCGATGGAAGCACGGGCTAACGACTCTCTTGGAGAGTTGGGCAAGTGGGGTCAGCGTTTTGGCGCGGCATCCGCACGGACTGTTGAGAAGTTTGTTCTTCAAACGAACCTTCAATCCAACCCAACTATCTACGATAGCGTGGCTCTTTTCTCTGCCTCATCTCATAGCAATTCAACAAACTCCGCGACTGGCTACACTCGCGCCGCTTTGATTGACACTATTGAGTTGTTTATGAACCAAACTGACCGTGACGGAAACGCAATGTCCATCGCGCCTCGTTTGCTGTTGGTAAGCCCTAACGACCTAATTCCAGCAATGGAAGATGTCCGTTCTGCTGGCAAAATGGCGTTCGACCAAAATGATGCCACAACCACAATCGTAGGCTCTGATTCAGCATTGCCTTCTTTTGGTATTCAGGTTAAGGCAAGCCCTTACTTGACGACTTCTGGTGCTTTCTACCTATGTGCAAGCCCTTCTGAAACTGAAATGTTTGAGATGGGTTTCTTGAATGGTAAGCAGGAGCCAGAGTTGATGGTTGAAAACAGCACCTCTGGGTTCTCCTTTGAGCATGATGCGGAGCGCGTAAAGGGTCGCATCGTTTACGGTGGAACTTGGGTGGACTACCGTGGCGTAGTTCGCGGAGGCGTCGCCGACTAGACTGGATAACATCTAAATCGAGCCGTCGCCAAGTGTGGCGGCGGCTCTTTTTTTCATTACAGGAATAAAAACATGGCAGGAACAAAATTAGCATCGGGCGCAATCTTTGTCTATAAGGTTGCGGCGGGGTCGGACGTAACGGTAATTGACGGAAGCGAGGCGGATGTTACTGAGGCCGACTACGGCGCATACGACAAGCGTATTGTTGCGATTCACAACTTGAATGGAGCGGCTACAGACGCGCTTGAGTTGCAGGTGGGTTCAAACACAGCGGCTTACATTTTTCGCCAATCGGCGTCATGGGCTACGACTGGAACCNTCTCTCCAACCTTTGCCTCCTCTTGGGAGGAGGATGGGCCTATGATTCCGAGCGGAACGGACTTAATCGCCCAGGCAAGTGGCGAATGGATGATTGTCTGTAAGGCTGTCTAACCATGACCAACGCCACGGACGTAAGGCTTCTTATTGCGGATACGGACTCCACCAATGAGATTTTCAGCGATACAGAGATTACAGACCTCCTGTCTCTTGCTGGGGATAGCGTCTACTTAGCGGCGAGCCTTGCTTTGCGCTCTCGCACGGCAGACTTGGCGCGGGTTTACTCTGTTCGCGTAGGCACAGGGGGGCGGGGTATGACGGTTTCGGCTGATGAAGCCGCCAAGCGTNTANTGATGCTGNCTGACCGTTACGCAGAACTAGACGCCCAAAGCGTCACAACCGAGGTTCAAGACTGGAGCGACCCAGACATCTCTGTTATTTTCGACCACACGAAGCAACGAGGTTTTCAAAGGGAAACCGATGACTCGGAGTTCGGGTGAACCGAGGCTGGAAAGCAATAGATAAGGACGCCCTTAAAAGCACCCTAGAAATATCAGGTGTTTCCAAAAGCGTTACTTACGAATACCGTGATGGTGCGCCAACCGTAAACTTTGAGACGGGAGCAATTACAGGGGGGACAACCGCCTCCTCCTTTACNGCTGTTTTCACAAAAGCGGAGGGAGACTCCGATGGACGGCCCGACATCTCTGGTGGCAACACAACGGCAACGGCTTTCCTCTGGGCGGAGAATGAGGTTGGCAACACCTTTTCGGTTCGGGACAACTTTACGGTTGATTCTGAGCGGTATGAGGTTGTTTCCACCGACATTCTTCCTGGGTGGGAGGACACGACCCTACTCGGAGCCAAGCGTGTAGACTAATGAAGGTTGAGATGTCCAAGGGGCTTCTGAAGAAGTTTGACCGCTTCAAGAAGGACGGTATGCGACATCTGTCTCGCCTAGCCGTTACCGCCCTTGCCGACATCACGGTTACGGAGATTAAGTCCCAGACCCCTGTTTACACGGGGCGGTTAAGGCACGGGTGGTCTAGGTTTCCATCTCGACGCCATGCAACAATGAGGCTTGGTGCTTTGCGCCTTGCTGGGCGAACTCCAAGTGCCAGAGCGGTAGGCAGGGGGCTATCTTTGGGCGCGATGGACTCAAACTATCACGTTAGGTATGGAGCGAGCCGCTCTAAGATTCGCCTAGAGAACAGAACCCCGTATGTGGACAAGGTGGACAAGCGTTACGGTAGATACCACAAGAGTTCTGTTCGGAAGGGGATGGCGATGACCCGACCACATTATCGCGCAATGGTTCGCGCAAGCCTTAGAAAGTCGGGGTGGAGCGTATGACTCGATGGGACACATATCCCGATGGGGCTAATGAGATAAGCGCGGCGCAACTCACGCTGTCGGCAAGAACGATTAACAGAAACCTTGTGCGGAATCCTTATATGCGAGGATGGAACGGCGGGCTTCCTATGTTTTGGGGTCGTGAGGATGGAACCAAAGGCACAATCACAAAGCAAAGCGGAACTGGCAATGACTACACCGCCAATACCGCGTTGCGCTGGTCGCAAGCGTCATCAGACACGGCGAACAAACTTCTCCAAGACCTAGACGGATGCTTTCCACAGGACTGGAAGCGCGACGGAATCTGGGTGACGATGAGGGTTAAAGCCTCTGACGCCTCTTTCGTGCGGGCTGTCGCGGTGATTGACGGGACAACCTATACGGGCGATTATCACACAGGCGGGGGAGCATGGGAGGACTTGACCGTTCAAGTCCCAGAAAACATAATCCTCTCTGGGGTGACCGCGTATGTTGGCGTGGATGTAGCCACGGTAGGCTCCACCAAGACATTTGACTTGGATAGTGGATACACAACGATGGGGAGGATGAGGCCGGACAAGCCCATCGAAGTGGACTACACCGTTTTTGGAGATGTCGGGCCAGTTGAAAGTGCGTTGTCGCGTCGTAGTGGCTCTGCCTTGACAATGTTGATATCCGAGGCACTTGTCGGGGCCGTGCGTGGTGGTGCGACAGAATACATGGACTTTAAGCCGGACTTCACGACAGCACTTGGAACGGCAACGCCCAATATAGTGGGCTACGTTTTTAACCCCCGCAGGACTGGGACTGATAATTGGACGGCGGCAAAGGTTCGGTATATCTCGTCTTACGCGATTGAAAGCGACGGGCTTTCCGTGCTTGCCCTTTCGGGGCTAACATGGCCCGCTGGATACTCTGCTAACATTCTTTGGCTCATCGAGGAGCAAGGCTAATGTTCTGGAAACCCACCGACCACCTGACCCCGGACAACTTCAACAGGTTGCTCGACAGTCACAAGGACAACCTTCTTCGGAATGGAGACTTCCGAGCGATTCACGACACAGGCACGTCGAATCCAGGAGCAACGGTGGCTCATTGGACGGCAACGGGTGACGTAGAGGCTCACACCACGGATGTTCGGAAGATTGTCCTTGGCCCCGGAGGGAAGATTACACAAAATGTGGCCGATGTGTTTGGTGGAAATTGGCGAGGTTCCGCTCTCACGCTAGGGCTTTCTGCTCTTGGGGGCGAGGGGAATTTGTCCGTGGAACTAGGGGGCGACTTTAGCCTTATCCAGACATTCACCCACATCGGGGGCGGAATCCTTCAGTCGTGGTCATCCTCTACGCCAAATGCAGGGGTGGCGACATTAGCCGTTACCGTCGAAAACGCCCATGCCACAGACGACATGGAGGTATTTGGCGCAGTCCTTTCGACAAGTCCCTTTGGAGCAACAGAGTTGCCGGACAACGNAACGGAGGGGGTTCGATTCGCTGGCGTCCTTAACGGCTCAACCCTACGGCACGGCGAGGCAAACATTCGCCTTGTCCCAATTCGGAACATCGAGGTTGCCGTTTCAGGTTCAAATTCGGCTTCAGGAACGCTTGACCTTAGCAGTATGCCTACAGGACTAATCGTTTCAGGTGATGAGGCTATGGCGTTTTTGACTGTTTCTGATGTAGATGGAGAGGGTGGGAAGATTGCTGGCGTGAGCGGATACATAACGACGACGACGCTCAACTACGAGATTTGCTCGTCCACAGGTAAGACCTTCGGGACTTCAACGGTGGAACTAACAGGACTTCTGGCGGTAATGCCCTCCGCCGGTTCGTCTGACCAACGGGCTTACCCACAGGCATGAGTCTAGTTCGCTGGTCTACCGAGTCTCCTTTCGACACACTTACTGCGTCAGACCTAAATGCTACCCTCGACACAGGGCAAGTGAATTACATTGCCAATTCACACTTCAGAGCATGGGACGGCTCCAGCCTCCCGTCGTGGTGGGGTTATTCAGGGACAATCGCAAAGGAAACGGGTAGCGGAAACTTCCTGACCATTGACGCCTCCATAAAATTGTCTGCCGGGGCTGGCATGGCGCAAGACCTCTACGGACTTCTCCTGGAGGGCTGGGAAGGACGTGATGTGACGCTCCGTTGCGCGGTAAAGTCGGGGACGGCCTCAGACTTCGCCGTGAACTTCGACTTCGGGGTGTCCACATCCACGGTCACCAACAACGCCTCGACAGGCTGGGAGGAGGTTTCGGCGACAGCCACCGTTCCCTCCGGGGCAACCAAACTAAAGTTTCAATTCTCAACAACCTCTGATGTTGCCTATGTGGATGCCGTTCAGGTTATAACGGGCAAGGCCGACGCGGGATTTATTACCACCGGGGCAAGAGGGAGGGTGCGCTGTGAGGGTTACATTGACGCTTCTGGNGGAACGGCGTCGTGGGAGGACGGGGCGACNCCCCGCTTTCTTGCTGATGTTCCGATGGCCGCGACAAGTTTAAGTGGCAACCCCAGCGGCAGTTTCNCGGAGGATTTCTCTACGGGTAGTCCCGATTATTGGCCGACTGGAACATCCAACCCCGTATTGACTGGAACCGGCGATACAGTAGTGCCTATGGCGACATACAACGCAACTGGCAACAATGCCGACGGGACGACGTTCCCAGAGGCGGGGGCGTCCACAAACGGAAAGATTGCCGGAACCGTTTACGCTTACGACGGAACCACATATTCCACGGGAGATTTGGATATTGTGGGGCTTGCACTCATCTACCCCTTTGGCCCCGAACCACCATTAAACCGTGCCAGAGCCGACTGACCCAAGCGACGCAAAGACCGTGAGATTCGACGACACCACTTCCGCGATAGCCAAGCAGGTTTATGACCTGTTAGACGACCTGACCCCTTCCGTGGAACTACGGCTTGAGGGCTTAGAATATCAAGGCTCGACTTCGCTGGACTGGGCGTATCTGGTTGTGGACATGACTTCACAGTCGGACAAGGGGCCGGANGCCTACGGGGACGGCTCTGCCACAATCGAGGTNTACACTCGACCCCGTTCGGACGATTTATACCGCCACCAAGAAATTATGGAGAAATTGCGCGGGGGACTACAAAACCTGACGCTTGCCGTATATGGTAAAGCGTCCGGCGCACCATCGACGCTTAGGGGTCACATCCTGTTTAAGGAGGTGGACTTAGGCATCGTGGGCGCATCAGAAGGACTTTTAATTGGAACCGTAACCGCCACATGGCGGCAAAGAGGATAAAAACACATGGCAACTACCAGAAATTTAAGGGATGGGCAACTTCAGTTGAAAGACGGAGCAACCCCTACACCCAATGCGCTAACACTTGACTTGCTGGAGGGTAACCTCACTTGGAGCGTCAAGACAAACGTCATTACGGTCTTAGACCGTGGAACAATAGACCACCAACGCGCCGGGGACGACTCCCCAATGGAGATTTCGTTTTCAGCGAAGGTGGTGAACCTGAGTGACACCACAACTCCGACCCTGTATGACGCTTTGCACAAATATCGCTCGGCGGCAGGGTGGACTTCAACGGAAACAGATTCAGACCTATTCCATCTCAATCTGAACTTTACGCTTGATGACCCAACTGATGCGTCGGCTGGAACCGACGAACACATTGCCTTTGGTTCGGTAGCCGTAACCTCGTTTGACTTCTCAGAGGGCGACGAATACAGCACCGTGGCAGTTTCCTTGATTTCCAAGGGAACGAGGCCAACTTTCTCCGTCGCTGACCTCTCGTAGTAGAATACCCGCATGAAAATCCAAGGAAAAGATTTCGCGGCGAAAGCAAAGCCTTTCACGGTTTCAATGGCAAATGGCGAGGAGGTGGTGCTAATCGTTAGCCCACTTCCTCCCGGCTTCATTGAGGAGGAGGAGGAGGAAGTGCCTCAGCCCCGTATGCCGTATCGGGTAGCGCGACAGCCAAAAACAGGGCGCATCTTGAGGGATGGTGACGGAAATTCCGTAACCGTTCCAGACGAGAACGACCCTAAATACCAGCGCAAGGTTCTACGGTGCGCCCAAGCGAGGGCGGCAAGAGTCGTTGCGACCGCTCTGAGGGACTCCCCCGGCATTGAGTTTGACACTCAGCGCGGGGATTACCCTCGGATGGAAAACTACTTCTACGAATTAGGCGCGGAGATGATTTCGGCTGGCTTGGCTCAGGCCCAGCAGTCTGAGATTATTCGCACCGTCTTAGACATTTCGGGGATGAATCTCCGGGACGCACAAGAGGTTGCGGAGGCCACGTTTCCTGGCGGAGAAGAGCCTCGACCCGCAGTCGGGCGAGAAGCCTTTGGAGAAGAAGGATAGAACAATGACCTATATCATTTGGCGAGCCTGTGAGCGTTGGGGAATCGAGCCGTGGAAATACCACGAACTTGATGCCGAGCGCAAGCGGAGGCTTATTGCCTATGAGTGGGTTCGTTTGCAGGAGGGGACGACGATTTAATGGTTAGCGAAAAGGCCACAATTACCTTTACAGCCGATGTTGCGACTGCTAAGTCGTCAATTAACACGCTCAAGGATTCCGTAGGCGGGGTGGAGAAAAAAACCACATCGTCTACGGCCTCGATGGTTAAGAGTTGGGCTAAGGTTGCGGGTGGTATTTACCTCGCCATTAAAGCGGTCAAACTTATCCTCTCGGCATTTAAGGCGACAGTTAATGCTGTGAAGGCGGCGGTGGTTGCGTTTACGCAATTCCAGAGGGGAATGGCGGAGGTGGCGACAATCTCCGACACAGTTGCCGAGAATCAAAGGCAATACAATGAGCAGGTTCGCGCCCTCGCAATGGACTTTGCTATTTCGGCGACTGACGCGGCGCGTGGCCTTTACATGACCATATCAGCCGGTATTACAGATGCCGTAGACGCATCCGAAGTCTTAAATCGCTCCTTGGCCTTCGGTCAAGCGTCCCTGACGACCGCACGGGACTCTGTGGACTTGATGACCACGGT